AAAGATTCTATAATACTGATTGTCTAATTTGACCTGATCCCAAAAGACTGGTTTGTCTGGCGAGACAAGATCTAGCGCATTATCAAACTTAGATTCATAAGAATCTACTTCACCGTACACTTCGAAATATAACGGACGTAAGTACGCTTTTTCGAAGAGAATGAAATCTTCATCATCTAGATCAAATGATCTAATATAATGTTTCTCACTCTCAGGCTTATCGTTATGCTTAGAATAAGCGTTGAAGATTTCACCTGATTTTGTTAGGTTATTTAGGAAAATAGACATAGTAATACCTTTAAGTAAATTAATAATATTGTGAATATACTTGCTTGCAAGCGAGAGCCTGAGGAAAACAATCACAAAGAGACAATCTCACTACGAGACGAGGAGCAGGAATACATCGAGACAATGCCCCCCAACACCACATACCCTAGGGGGGCTCTGCTTAGGTCTGCAGGTGGTGGGCAGGGGTGGGTACTCCCCCATATATTTTTGTAGTATTTTTTTATTAAAACTTTTATAAATAACTTCTAAGAGCATAAAAACCCTTTAGGTATATATTTATACTTTTTCAGGGTTAAAATTAAATCTAGGTATGTTTATGTGTCAAATAAAGGTATTATTCGAACTCTGACATTCTAGGAATTGTAGAATTATAATTAAATAGATCTGTAGAGAAAGTTGAGATAGTAGCTTGAACATATTGATTAACTAGTTCTTGTTTATGTTTTGATTGTTTTCTATCTCGTTTATATTTAAGTTCTATGAGTCTTCCTCCTATTTCGGATGGTGGTATTCCTTTTTCGACAGCCCATCCAAATCCAGAGGAGTGTTCATCTTTATATGTTGGTGTTCTGATAAGGTCTATGGTTTTATAGAAGACTTTATTTTGTTTATTAATAGTTTCTACTTTGTGTTTGATATGAGTATCTGTGTGTTTGTGTCCCATCCATATTGCATCGCATCTATCTACTTGCGTGAGTATTCTAGAGAAGTCTATAACGCCTTTTGTAACTGGCGCACCTCCACCGAATCCATGATGGTATTTCATTCTATATGGTTGGTAGGCTGTTTTATCAAAATCTCTTTGTATTTTAAATACTATCCACCCTGTATAACCTCCTAGATTTATTTTTTTACCTGTTTTAAGTTCTAGGGAATCTTTTAGTCCTTTTAGCAGATCAAATTCTTTATAGTTATATACAGCAGTTTCGTGATTACCATAAGTAAATAGTTCTAGTATATCTATATATGGTTCAAAGAAAGCAGCATGATATTCTACAAGTCTGTTTAAGTAATTACCTGAAACCATATAAGATCTAAGATTTTTAGATCCTCTTCTATCACCTTTACCTTCCATAGCACAGAAAGTATCTCCATTAAGAATTACTTTAATGTTATTTTCAAGGCAGTATTTTAGATGTTGTTCAAGTATAGATTGTATGCAATGTGGGTTGTCTAAATGCAAGTCAGAAAGGAGTGCTATTTTTGTAGTAGGGGCGTCTACTTCAACTATGTGTACAGGCATAGTAGGTAGTCTTCTAAGTGACATATCTTTAATCCTGTTATGAATAATGTTAACAAATATAATAAAAAAAAGTTGTTTTTTTGTTCTCCTCCCCTCTGCCCTCTTTCTTTCTCTGCGGTTCTCCTCTTTGTTTCCTCTGGCTTTCGCCTAATGTTTTTTAAATTTTAAAGAGGTATAGATGAGTCGATTCTATAGAAGAAAAAAGAATGCAGTTAAAAAAACTGATTCTATAAGCACAGTATTAGAATATATCAATGTGCATAGCGCTAAATCAATAGATATATCTAATACAGCAAATGGTAACTACATGATAACATTGACATACTGCGACAATAGTAAAGAATATATCGGAGACCAATCTGCAGAAGATATATATAAATTTTCAAAAGAGTACAATTTGAAAAATGATTTTGAATTAAGAGCAGCTCTGAAAAATAACAACTTAGAGGAAATGTAATGGATATTAAAGAAGAATTAATATGGCTTGAAAGAGAAGTAAAGACTTTATCTTATGCTATAGAGCTATTAGCTCATAAAGAAGTTAAAAGCACTTTACTTGAAGGCACAGGTAGGATTCTGCATAAACTAAATGAATTAGAAACATTAGATAAAATAAATAAACAACAATTAAAGGTGTAGTATGAAGCTAATAGATTTATTAAAACAAGCAAAAGAAATAATTGCTGAAACTGGCAGATTTGAGATGAGCCAGTGGCATAGTGGGATTCTTGGAGAGGAAGTAAATATCAAAGAATGTGGTACGGCTTGTTGCATTGGTGGATGGATGGTAGCATTGCTAGAAGATGAAATGAATGGGGGAGATCACAATGAGTATTGTATGAACCTTCAAAGTTATTACGACTTAGATGAATTGTTTTATGCTTTTAGGTGGGACGAATTTTTAGACCCAAAAGATTGGGACAGGTTGTATGCAGAAGTTGTAAGCCATAGCATTTTAGATGATAGCCACAAAGAAGCCAATAAGGGCGCTTGGTTTAATAGCGCTTTTGACAAAATGCCTGCTAAAAGAAAAGTGTATTGGGCAGGTGTTGTAATAGACGCATACATAGACAACTGGGAAGGTTATTTAGACAAAGAAGTAACAATAGAGGATTTAAATGAAGCATGACATTAAAATAGATGCAAAGAGCGTAATTACTCAAATGGACGGAGTAGCTGCTTTGCAAATAGTGTTAGATGTAAATCACATAGAAGCTAGTTCAGACGATGAGTATGAAGGTATAAAGGAAAAGATGAAAAACATGCTATTAAATGCATTTGAAAGGTTTTGGGAAGATACTTTACATACAGAAGATCAAATTAACTATAAAGAACATTTAATATTAGATGAGGGATAAAATGACATTTCATAATTATGAGCTTATAGCAACGCCTATGTTTACAAGCTTCACTATGTTTAAAGAGCTTAATGAAGAAGACTTGTATGAGCATCCAGTAAGAGTAAGCGTTAGACTTGAAACGCAAAGCAGCATTACAATGTCACTTTATTGCAACGAAACAGGAAGCTTGCTTACTAGCCGCAAGATTCAAAACGCAAAGTATTTAACAAGGAGAGTCCACAATTATATGAGTGGTAATTCTTATGATGCTCATTATTTAAAGATTACGCCTAAACAAAGTGGGCAAGTTTTACTTGATTTGATAATGGCGCATATAGACAACACGCTTAGGATTAATAAATCAGTAAATATTGGTTTAGATATTCACCCTAATGTTATCAGCAAAGGGAAGTTATGGAATGTTAGTATTAAACAAAAAGAGGAATTATTATGGGATTAGATATGTATTTAGAAGCGAAGCTATATTTAAGTGAATATAGTGGCGACAAAGAGTTATTTGAGAAAGCATATGAGCTTGTACCTTACAAATATCCTAACAGCTTTAAAAACGTGACTTTAGAGTTTCCTGTGGGATATTGGAGAAAAGTAAACTGGATTCACAAGTGGTTTGTAGACAACGTGCAAGGCGGCAATGACAACTGTGAAAGTTATTATGTAGACCTTCCAATGCTAGAAGAGCTAAGAGATTTAGTATCAGATCTTTTAGATAAGAAAGATATTGACCAGGCTTTAAAAGACTTGCCACCGCAAAGTGGATTCTTCTTTGGCACTACTGAAATAGATAGTGATACGGAAAAATGGTATTGGGATAGTTTAGACCAGACGAAAGACATACTGACGCAAGCGATAAAGTTAGAATCTAGTGGTTGCATCATTTATTATCGTGCAAATTGGTAGATATAATATTAAATAATAAACAATTTAAACAAAGGATAAAGATGTCAAGTGAACAAGAATATTACGATGAATTGCAAGACATAATATATAAAACAGAATCAAGACTTGATGCAATTAGATTAAGTAATTTTAGCAAAATGATAAATGCTTATACAAATGACGATACAAAAACATTTCAAGAAATATTTGAAAGCAATGCAAATACAATAGGAAAAATAGCATTAGAAATAAATGATTTAAACTTAGACAACAACCAGAAGATATCTAATATCAAAAGAATATTAACAAGTTATTTAGGAGAAGGATATGTTTATTAAAAAAATAACAAATGCCACATCATTATCTGATATGTTACAATCTACTTTATTTAAAGTAGAAAAAAGACCGCTTTATATGGTTAACAATTCAGGAATACAAGAAAGAGTTAATCATGAAGCTTTAGTAAAGGCTGATGACGGAGATATATTATATATAGGCAAGCAATATACCCCTATAGAAAACAAAACGATTGTAGATGCTATTTCTAAGCTTCCTATGGATATAGTTAAAATTAACAATTATAACAACAGAGTATTTGAATATAATTTAGTAGGCAATCAAAATTTTAAATTTGGAGAAGAACCTGCTAAGTTTATGATGAGAATAGTAAACTCTTATGATGGTAGTAAAGCGCTAAGAGTAGATGCAGGTGTATATGTGCTTGTATGTTCTAATGGTGCAGTAAGCAAAAAACATGGTTTTAACTTTGGAAGAAAACATACTGTAGGATTAGGGGAAAATGAAATAGCAGGATTTATTGAAGACAGTACAAATAAAATGGATGGTATTATTAATTTATTTCAAAACAAAACATGGCACAATAACCAAGAACAAGGCATGCAGCAATTTAATGAACTAGTTAAAATATTTCCTGAATCAAAGACAGGCGAAGTACACCCTATGATTGAAGGTATTAATTCTAGAGCAGAAAGATATTCAGAAAAATACGATATTGAATTTTCTTTATTTATGGCAGCTACAGACTTTTCTACTCATAAAGAAAGATTTGGTTTATCTAGTAGCTATGCAAGAAAATTAGACTCACAAATAAGTGATGTATTTATGAATTAATTTGTTATATTTATGTCCATTTTTTAATCAAAAAGAGAGATTTAATGAGTAAAATTGAAAAAGTGAATGCAATTCCTGTAGAAACAGAAAACAGCCTACCGACAAATATTGATGAAATATCATCCGCAATGAAATTAGTCGCAGAAGAAAACAAAAAAAGAAGAAAAAAGAAAACATCAAACAAAAACAAAAAAATCAGAGAAGGCAAAGGAGGGCAAAATTTTTATTATGTAGATAGATTAGCTGCTCAATCATGGCTTGATGAACATTATCCAGTATGGGAGATGAAAGTATTGCCTGATTCTTTGTTTGTTATAGATGATACTACTGAACGTGGAAGAAAAACAGGTACTTATAATATAGCTGTAGAGCTAACAGTAAAAGACCCTAATACTGCGGTAAATAGAACTATTACTTGTTACGGCTCTAAAGAATTTATAATTAATAAAGAAGGAGAAAAAACACAACAAGCTTATTTCAAATCTGCTGAAACTGATGCTTTTAAAAGATGTGTATATACATTAGGTGCATTTGCTGATGTATATAAACCAGAAGATGAAGTAGAAGATTATACTTCTACAGAAATGAATATAGTTAATAATGTAGTTTTAAATGTTTTACCAGAATTGTTAAAATTATACGAAATAGGCAAAGTTAAAGAAGTACAAGTAAGAAATGTACTATCAAAAGTAAGTAATTCAAATGTTGACCAAGAATTATTAAATAAATGGATCAACGCTATTAATGATTTAAAATAAGGAGAAAAGTATGAGTTGGGGTGATGCACCAAAACCTACTACCGAAAACGTGAATGTTTCGCCTATAAATGACGGAGATTACGTTTTATGCATGTTACTTGATAGAAAGTTACCTAAACAATCTGAAGAAGCTATAAAGCTTCTGGAAAACAATGGTGAAATACCAAATAGAGAAGATTGGGCTAAATGGGGTATGGCATTTGACGTAGCTATTATAGCCAAAGGAAAAACTAAAGATCTAATAGATCAAAAGTTAATAGATGCACATGGTGATGATATTAAACTTCCTAATGGTAATATATTTAACACTATTAAAGTATATCCACCATCTTTAGCTAAAGAAGCTAAATATATTATGGAAAAATGTATAAAGCCAGATTTATCTATAGAATCTATTTATCCATCACCATTTCCTGCTAGAGATTTTAAAACTAAAAAACTAGTAACTGATGTCGAACCAGAAGAAAGAGAAATGTATGCAGATCTTTTAATCAAAGAACAAGACAGAATTAATGATTGGAATAATTTAATTACTTGGTGGGAAACATTAGCACCAGAAGAAAAGCATGAAAGATTAGAAGAGTTGTTACAAATGCAATATTTAATTGCTAAAGTAGATTGGGTTGAAAAGGAGGTAAATTATTTACCTTTAGACAAAGGAACTATTTTTGCTGCTAAAGCGGTTAAATCTGGAAAGTATATTAATCTTAAAACAGTTACTTGGGACAAACAAAACAGAAAATGGGATATTCATTCTAATGGAGCATGGATAGGAGATTTCGATGAAATAGATAGTACAGAAATAGCTGATAAGTTAATAGAAGCTAGAAAACAATCTTTTGTTAATAAAGCTAAAAAATCTAAAACATCTATAGTAGATAGTTTACCAGAGGAAGCACCGTTTTGATTCAAAGAATAGAACATGAAGCTATATTACTTATATGTTCTGCTCTTCAACCTGAAAATATATTAAGAGTAAAAGATGGGCATATATCACGACCTAATTATGTTAATTTATTAAAAGAGATTAAACGTAAAGGTCGTGATGCTCTTGATTTTCTTAATAATCTAAATGTTCAAGAAACAGAACTTATAGAAAAACAAATAGATAAAATTACATTTATGCCATCTGATGAAATAGAGTATTTGTTTAAATATTCTTTAAGAGTAATCGAAAAAGATGAAACAATAAAAGTAAATTTATCTAAGCTTGATAGAGCTAAAGACTTATTAATTAATGGATATCTTAATGAAGGCGTAGAGCTTGCTAAAGGAGTCAAGTTTTATACTGATAAAGAGTTTAAGTCCACAATAGATTATATGAAAGAATCTATTAGAGAAAGTAATGGTATATTAACTGGTATACCTGATATAGATAATAGATTAAATGGTTTGTTGTTAGGTAATATGTTTGCTATTGCAGGTGATTCTGGACAAATGAAAACTATGTTTAGTTTATGGGTTATAATTACTATTTTAATTAAAAATCCTAAATTGTCAGCAGCATATTTTGAAAAAGAAATGCTTGTAAAAGATGTAGCTCGAAGACTTGTATCTATGTACTTAAGAATAGATATGGGTAAAATACAAGGACTAGCTTCTATAGAGAATGAAGCAGAAAGAAAAAAAGCAGAAAAAGATATAGAAAGTAAAATTGATGAAGAGTTAACTAAAGATAATATTTATACAGATGCTTTAAAAAGACTGCATATAGTCGCACCTAATCAATTTAACGATGCTTTTGATATATGGAAGATAGTAGAATCATTACAAGTACAAATATGGGGCTTAGATTTTATTACAATGCTTGGCGATGGAGAAGAAGGAGATGAAGGTTATCAATTTGTTAAAAGACAACTTGGTATATTAAAAGACATGACTACAACAACAGAAACATTAGGCTTTCCATTATCGCAATTAAAACAAAATACAGTAGATACTAGAACTGTCAAAATTCCTAAGTTATCAGACATGGAATATGGTAGTAAACTAAAACAATATTCTGCTTATGTATTTTCAGTTTTTTATCCTTATAACTATTATCGTAGTTGGGATAAAAACTGGTTTTATGCTATAAGTGCTAAAGCTAGACATAACCACTCACTTACATTACCGTTAAAAGTATTTCCTGAATATTGTTATTATCAAACACCATTAGAAGATGAAAGAATAGCGATGTTAGGAAGATTACAAAATTACATAACACAAGAAAAAGATTAAAGATTGTCCTATAGATAATTACAAAGGCTTATATGCTTCTGATAGATGCATAAATAGCGATAAATGCCAACAGTTGTGCTTACGCAAGTATTGGAGACGCTACAGGCGTTGGGTTCAGGAAGAACGTAATTTTTCTACTTGCGAAGGCACACCTGATGGTAATTGTAAATATTTTATTAAAGATGATGAACAGGACAAATTAATTAATTTCTTAAAGGAGTATCATAATGTTACCAGACGTAAAAGGGGTACTCTTAGCAGCCAAACACCTTAATATTCATATAGAAAAAATAATGCTTGATTATTATCAAGTTTATTCTCATCCTTTTAAATATTATGATATTAAGTTTGAACCGTTAGAAAAATTATTTAAAGTTGTATCTTTAGAGTGTGAGTTAGATCAAGAAAAAAAAAGTTATTTTATGACAGAAACACGACTTGCATTTAATTTAGTTACTAACTTAAATAATTTATTAGAATTAAAGAGGTAAAGATGTTAATAGTAGGAATAGACCCAGGAAGAAAAGGCGCTATTTGTGAATATTGGGAAGATAAAGACCATATAGCTTTATATCAAATGACAATAGAAACATTTGCAGAAAGAGCTAATCAATGGACCGTTTACCCTGAAGTAGCAATATATTTAGAAAAGGCACAAGCTATGAGTAAACAAGGCGTAGTAAGCATGTTTTCTTATGGAAGACACTTTGGGCAATTAGAAGGAATATTAATGGGTAACGGATTAGATTATAATTTAATCGCACCTCAATCATGGACATCAAAAATGACAAAAACTTACGCAGGAGATAATGCAAAACAAAGAGCTTTATCTGCTGCAAAATTTTTATTTCCAGATGTAAATTTATTAGCAACAAAAAGAAGTCGTAAGCCACATGATGGATTTGTAGATGCTCTACTTATAGCAGAATATGGCAGACAAAAGGAGTTATTGCAAAATGAAAACAATGTTAGGCAAGCCTATTGATTTAAGAGATGAGGTATTAAATAAGCGTAAAGAGCGTAAAATAAGTAATGCCAAAAAGATTAAAGAAGAGATATTTTTCAAATATGGTAAAGTATTATCACTTACAAATATAAACACGATAAAAATAAAAAATAACTTTACTTATATTCAAACTTTAGACTATTTTTTAGATAAATGTGAAAAGCAAAAAAACTCAACAATATCTTTATTTGATACTGAAGATTTAATCTTAAATAGTTATACAAGAACAAAATCACTTACCGAATATTCGCCTTCTGAAATGAGAAGGTATGTAGATAAAATGGGTTTTCATCCTACATGGAAAATGATATTAATGTCATATTCAAAAAGGAGAAGTTAATGAAGTATACAAATAATTATAACTTAACCCAAGCATTTGTAGATGCATTAACTTATGATGATTATGATTATGAAGAAGGAGTTATATCAGTATCAAGGTTAATTAGCCCGCCACATCAAAGAAGATTATATGACAAACATAGAAATGATATTGTAGAAGATGCTATAAACAAAGTACATACTTTATTAGGTACTGCTACTCATGCTTATGCAGAAAAAGCTAATAAAGATAAATACTTAATAGAAAAAAGATTTTATGATATTATTGAAGATCAAAAAATATCTGCAAAGATTGATTTATATGACTATGACAACAATTCAATACAAGATTTTAAAACTACCAGTAAATATAAATTTAAAGATGGTAAGCTGCCTATTGAATATATCCAACAATTAAATGTTCAAGCTTACTTAATGAAAAAGTCAGGTTATGAAGTTAAAAAACTATATATTAACGCTATTTTTAAAGATTGGAGACAATCTGATTTATATGATGCAGGTATGCCTTCAACTCCTGCGATGAGCTATGAAATACCTTTATGGAGTGAAGATAAGCAATATGCTTTTATTTTAGAAAGGATTAAATATCATTTGCGAGATGATATAACAGTTTGTACGCCTGAAGAAAGATGGGCTGTTAAACCTAAGTTTGCGGTAATGAAGCAAAACAGAAAAACTGCAATAAGATTGCTTGATTCAGAGTCTGAAGCAATAATTTATATGGCAAATCATAATTATGCTCAACCAGTATATTACATAGAAAAAAGAGAAGGTGAAGACAAAAGGTGTACAGGATATTGTTCTGTTAATTCTTTTTGTTCTTATTATCAAAAGAAATATATTTGATCGGATTATAGTAATACCTTGAATACCTTTATGCTGTGTAGGAGAAGCCCGATCACTTCTCCTACTTTTTAAATAAACAAAACAACATTAATTTAGAAATTAATTAAACAATGAGAACAAGCTCATATTAAAGGTGTTGTGAGCCGTGTGATAGTATGGGCTTGTTTAAGGAGGAAAAAGATGAGAATAACTAAATATAAGCTTACTTGTATAAGAGAAAAAGGTTTTAATTATGATACAAAAAAAAAGTGTTTAAATCCTAGCGACTTAGCTGATATTGCTAAAAGTCTTTATACAGACGATGATATAGAGTTAAAAGAAAAAGCATGGGTACTTGCATTAAATACTTCTAATCGTCTTATAGGTGTTAATTTAGTATCAGAAGGTAGTTTAAATCAAACTATTGTTCATCCTAGAGAAGTGTTCCAGTTTGCATTACTTAGTAACGCTAACAGCATTGTCTTTGTACATAATCATCCGTCAGGAGAGCTAAGGGCATCGCCAGCAGATATTACTATATCTAAGCAATTACAAGAAGCAGGAAAGCTTTTAAACATTAAATTATTAGACAGCATTATAGTAACAGAAGAAGGCTATCTTTCACTTCTAGAAGAAGGTCATATTTAAAACAAAGGAAATACAATGAACATCTTAGCATTTATAATAACACTTCTAATGCTGCCAATTGTTTTATCTATAAGTATAGCTTTAGTCAAATTATGGTGGTTAAGTGTGATGTATGTAAAAGATACATGGGACGATATTAATAAAAATCATAAAACAATAAGAGGAATACAATGAAAAAGATTAAGATATTAGACACTGTGGATAGTCTAAAAGCAACGGCTAGACTTAGCATTATGTCAGCACAAAAGATAGATATGTTTGGAAAGACATTTACAAATTATGTTGACAAAGAAATAGATTATAACATTGAGGGCTTTGTCTTCGCAAAAGAATCATGTGAGATAATAGAAGTTGACGATAGACCTATTCTTTCAGGTGAACCGCCAGAGCCAGGAGCTTATTATGAACTTAGTAATGATAAAGAGGAGTGGACAGAACCATGTTTGATTATCTACTATTATAAAGACGCAGCCTATCCATACAGAAATCTTTATGACATATATAGGTACGCAAGGAAAGTTGAGTTATGAGTCAGATAAAAGATAAACTAATCAAGATAGTTAGCAAAGTAGAGTTGTTAGACTATCAGATAGCAGATGAGTTACTCAGCACTTTCCACATATCTGAAAAGCTAACAGATCTAAAAGAAATAATAGAAGCGTTTGAAGATCTTAGATATTTTGACGAAATAGATAATTGCATTGTAGATCCACGCCAGACTTACTTTATAGTAGGTTTGCCACCAATAGGTTATAGCTTAAGTGATATTGATAAACGAATAGTAACAACAAAAGAGTTTCAAGGTAGCGAGATAAGTAATGATTATACTTGGATAAGTTATGTGCCTACATACAAATGCACTCATTTAGATGACTACGATGTAGTTGATGAATGGGAACATATAAAGAGGGAATATAAGCCTTATCATTTTAAAGTAGTATTTACAGAAGAACAAAAAAGGAGAATGAAATGGAAAAAATCAAGATAATAGATACTCTAGAGAGTGTAAAAGCAACTGCACCATATGGTGTAGGTAGTGCAGTAGTAAAGATGTTTGGTAATACTTACAATGATAATGATTTTGAAGTGAAAGAAGATTTCTATGTTATTAAAGGTTGGAGATTTGCCAAAGAATCATGTGAGATCATTGAAGATGATGACAGACCTATTTTAGAGGGCGAACCACCAGAGCTTGCATATTATGAGCTTAGTGATGATAAAGAGGAGTGGACACCCCCTTGCTTGATTATATGCTATGATAAAGACGCAGCCTATCCATACAGAAATCTTTATGACATATATAAGTACGCAAGGAAGGTGGAGTTATGAGTGAGATAAGAGAAAAGAACCGAGAAACATTAATAAGGCATTACGGGAGCGACCCCGATAAAGCTGAATATCCCGAAGAAGTTGAGAACTTAAACGGCTTACTCGATACTCACACAAAGATACTTTTAGAGTCTTTCCACATCTCCGAAAAGCTAACAGAGGAAGAAAGGGAATTAATAAGATTGTGTAAAAAGCATAGACACTCATTAGGAGCAAGTAGGCAAGATATGAACGAATTGTTAAATGTAATAGACAAACTAACAGGAGAAAGTAATGAAAGAAGTTCAAATACCACAAGTTAAACCAAGCGAGTTAGATGACAATGTTATGTATCTAGTAATGAAATTATTACAATACATTACTGTTACCAGTTCTTTAACAAATAAGAATGAAGACATTAAGTTAAATGATTGTGCAGGTTATTTGCCCGTTTTTAAAACACTAAAAGAAGCCGAAAAATACGCAGGTAATGGTAAATATAAAATATTAGCAATATCAGAGGAATAGAATGAAAACAATACTTAACATATTAGATATAACAAAGCGACTATTAGAAATAGTAGTATTAACAATGTTTGTTTACGGCCTGTACTGGATAGGGGTAAATAAGCATAGATTGATAGAGATAATGTTCGGAGTTTAAATGAACGCAGTTAAGACTCCAGATGGCTACATTACAACAAAGGAAATATACAGGTACTATCTGCCTGCGCCTATACCTATAGGGTATGAGTACGATGGCGCAACCTATCCTAAATGGATAACATGGCTTAAAGTACTTGTACTCATATTTGCACCTAAGCTTGACTTAACAGATGCTGTAATAATACATGACTGGCTTTATCAACATAGAAACAAGCATAAGTATAGCAGATATTATGTAGACAATGTTGTGTTTTATAATGAACTTAAACGCTACTATTGGAGTTGGGTAGCAAATGTAATATCAAGTGTGACATACAAATTTTCTAAACAGATATGGTTAACATAAATACCTCTATTTCGCACAGAAACATACCAAGAAACGATTTTAATAACAAAAAGGCATAATGACATGCCAAAAGGAAAAAACGATGATACAAGAGCTTATTCAGCATTTAGCAAACACAGAAGAGAAAAAGAAAAAAGAATACTCTAATTCACATGATAGATATGATAATTTTCATCATATGAGTAAAACAACAGGGAAGAGTGTTATAGAAGTAATAGAAGTATTACAGTCTAAACATTTTTACTCTATAGATAGATTATTTAATGATAGTGAATTTACTAGTTTTTTAATAAAAGAAAATAAGTTAAAAGATTATATATTTGAAAAGTGGGGAGATTATTTAATATATGAAATATTAAAAGCAGATTATACTTATAATGATTTATTAAATAAATACAATACATACAAATGAAAATATTATTAGGATTACTTTTTCTTTTGTTTTATATTATATTTATAATATATATTATATATATAGAAGGAAGAAAAGAAAGAACACCATACAAAGAAATGTGGAAAGAATATTATAAAAAAGAGAAAAAAAACAACAAAAGGTAATGCTTTTTTAAGCGTTGCCTTTTTTTTATTTCAAAATTGAATATATTTGTATTATGGAAAAAAAGATATCAAAAGAAGCAGAGATATACAATTCTTTGTTTATGGAAGCAGACAATGCTAGATCTGATGCATTTCGACAAAAGAAAAAATCAGAAGAGTTTTATTTTTCTAATGTAGATGGTACATATACAGAGTTTGATACTAAGCAGTTAGAGAAAATTAAAAAGGGTGCTAATATTCCAGTAAGTACAAAGATTACTTGGGCTATTATAGAGCATTTAATATCATTCTTAACTGCTAGTAAGCCGTACCCTAGACTTGTAGCTCCTACAGAAGAATTAAAATCTTTCGCTATGGCTTATGCTAAATTAGTTGAAGCTGTATTTGCTGAATCAGATTATTTAGCACATCTCAATAATGTCATTAGAGATGTTCTTACTACTGGTTCTGGATATTTTGAAGTATGTAAAAGCAGTTATTATGATGATAGTGCATTAAATGTAGCTATCAAATATCTTAATTGGAAAAAAGTTATTGTTGACCCTAATTCAGAAGAAGATGATTTTGATGACGCAAGGTTTATTTGTATTGCAGATTTAATGCCTAGAAAGAAAGCACAAGATGAATTTGATATAACTATACCTAATGCTACTGATTCTCCTTATAGTGCTATTAGCCAAACTACTATTGATCTAGATGAAAAGTGGCATAACTTTACAGAAAGAGAAAAGATACGAGAAAAACTAGGTAGATATGTTTTTGTAAGAAGATTTTACGAACAAGAAATATCAAATGTTTATGTATCAGATGATAACGAAGCTAAAATAAGCAAATCAAAACCTAAACCTATTCAGGTAGATAATCCTAAAAAAATCAAATTAAAAGCCTACATTGAACAATTAGTAGGTCAGATGACCCAAATGTCACAATTAGCAGGAGAATCTCAACAGGACCAAGAAGAAGCGTCAAAAATGCAAGCTGAACCAACTACAGATAGCAATCAATTTGCAGAAGGCGAAGCTATTAAGCAACAAAACTCCCAAGAGCAACAAGAATTACAATCTGAACTGCAAAATTTACAAGAAGAAATCAATAGACTAAAAGAAGCATTGGCAAAAATGCCTAACAAAGTAACTCATTACAATATGACTACAGTAGATAAAGAAGAAGTAGTTATAGAAAATTATAGAAGAATAAAGCAAAAGTTATTTAAAAAAACTATTATGATTAATGATGAAATTATAGATAGTGAATATATGCCATATCTTAAGCATTATCCTATTGTACATTTTTCTTTTTCTCATATGAGGTCGCCTTATAAAACTTTTGGTATAGTGCATTACATTAGAGATATGGTAATGGCTATAAATAAAACAACACAGCTTATCATTAATGATATGATGATTAATGGTAATCAAAAGCTTGTTACTTTTAAAGGGCAAATACAAGATAAAACACAGTTTGAAGAAGATTATGCAAAGCCTGGTGCTGTTTTAGAAATAGAGCAGTTACCTAATTTACCTGATGGTGGTAGACCGCTTATTATTCAGCCTGGTACTGTTAATCAAGCAGGTACTTATTTATTAGAAAGATTACAATATTTAGTAGAATACGCTACTGGTATATCTGCTTTACAGCAAGGTCATACTGGTTCAGCTCCTGATACTTTAGGTGCTACACAATCTTTATTATCTTTTGGTTCACAAAGAGTAAAATTATATGCTCGTAAAATGGAAAAGCCATTAGAAAGATTAGTGTCTAATGTTATTTCTTATGCAAAAATGTATACTCCTAAAGATCAAACAATACGATATTTAGCAGAAAACAATAAAGATGAAGAAATCTTTTTAGAAGATACTTATGAAGATTTAGACTTTAAAGTAAGAGTTGAGATGCAAAAAGGGTCTCCTACTCATAGAGCTATGGCTGCATCTTTATTAGGTTCAGTATCTGGACAAACTCAAAATCCTCATGTAGCAGATTTATTAACTACAGAGATGTTAAAGAACTTAGACATAGTAGAAGGAGATGAGTTTGCAGAAAAAATTGATGTGATTAAAAACTTACAACAACAATTAGCTCAAATGGAGCAACAATTAAAAGAAACAGATGGTAAGAATAAGGCACTAGAAAATCAATTAGCAAATAGCAAAATAGCTCAACAAACAGATTTGGCAGTTGAAAAAGCTAAAGGTGATATAGAACTTGAAAAACAACAATTATTACAGCCAGAAGCAGAACAGCAAGAAGAACTTAATCCACCGTTTTAAAGGAGATATAAATGAATTTGTTGGATATATTAGACGACAACGAAGAGCAACCAGAAGAAAAAACAGAAGCTATCAAAAGAGTCCTAAAAAGGAAAATAGCTAAGTTGGAAAAAAAGGTAGAAAAAGAGAAGGGAGAAGAAGAGATAGAGGAAGAAGTAAACCCTAGAAAGAAAAAAATTAAAAGAAAAAAACAAAAAGAAGTAGAACCTTTTAAATTAAGTTATATAGATATAATAGAAGATTAATAATATTTAACAAAAAGAGGAAATAATATGCCTAAAAATTCGAATACCTTTACAGAATCGCCAAGAACTAAAAAGGCAAAACCTAGTCTTATGGACTACTTTTTTAATGTGCCTGAATATGAAAAAGATAAAAAAGAATATGATAGGCTAAGAGCTGCAGATAGCACTTATCATGTGAACAAAGCAAAAAAGAAAACTAAAACAAGTGGCAAAACATCTGATGGAAAAGCCCCAATGAGTAATACAACTAATCCACCTAGACCAAAGCCAACAAAACGTAAATAAAATAAGAGGTAATAATGAATGATGAATTATCAGAATATGAAGAAAGCATCTCTATGGAAGAAGATGATGCAAGCTATGAAGAATATGATCAAGAAGATGAAAATTATCAAGAAATACAAGAAGAAACTGAAGATGATTACGAAGATGAAGAAGAATGGGATTATGAAGAATTTGAAATACCAGATTATTTAGATGATGATTATGTCCCACAAGAGTTTGAATCAACAGAACAAGAACTAGAGTGGTATAGAGATAAATATTTAGATGTTATGAAATATCATTCATCTGAAGATTACGAATCTCGTGTAAAAGAAAAGTACAAAGATGAGTTAACATCAGAGATTGACGGGTTAAAAACTTTTTACCAAGAGTTGCAAGAAGACCCTGTTATAGCTTTGAAAAAACATGCTCCAGAGCTATTAAGTCAACAAAGTGTAAATCCTCTTATTGACAATAAAGAAGCAAAATCGTATATTACTAAGCAGATGGAAAAACAATTTGGTAGTGATTTTAAAGAAAAGTATAACGCTTTTGAAGCACAAACAGATCCAAATAGTTTATCTGCAAAGATGGTAGAATATGATAACATGTTGTTGCAAGAATTAAACAAATTAAATGGTCGTAATGAAAAAGGCTTGCCTTCTGTAATTACACCTGAAAAAATACAAGAAAGATATAATGAGCAATATAATAAGTATTTTGAACCAAAAGGAATGTCAAAAGAACAGTTTGACAAATTTTTGGATGAAGCTAATTCAATGGAGTTCGATTTAAGGCATCTTTACGTTGCTAAAAATTATAAAGAGTTATTGGCAGAAGCAAAAAGAAGTGGCTATGAAGAAGCCAAGAAAGAGCTGAGTGGCAAATTTAGAAAAGCAGGTCAAACTCCTGCAAAAACTAAAAAAGTCGCATCAGGTAAGAAAAAAGATTATCTAAGCGGAGACTTAGGCTTATTAATTAACCAATAACGGAGTACAGCTAAATGGCAGATTTAGTGCAAACGGAAGGTTTGAATAGTACCTTTTCAGGTCTGTATACGTCAGGTTCGATACCAAAACCGATACTTGATAGTGGACTGACTAAATTAGGAAAAATCAATTACCTACACAAAGACATCGCTGTTTTCTCTCGTATAGTGCATTCACTATATGGAACAAGAAAACAATTCGTATCTGGTAGAAAACATAAAATTGTTCAGCTATCAGAGCTTGCTAGACAATACCCAATTAAAGTAGCATCGGGTGATACAAACTATGGCGATTCAGCCACACAACACAGAGTGATTGGACTAACAAACGATCATGCGGCAGAGTTAAAAGTAGAAGATACTTTATATGTAAGAGATTTGTTTACTGCTACAGTAAATCAAGGCTTAGTAAAAGGTCAAGTAGTTCCTGCATCTGGTGGAACCCAAGGTACTAATGTAGGACCTGATTATTTAGAGCCTGCAGGTTATCAAATTACAGATGTAGAGTTTTCTAGAAACTTTGGTTCTGAAGCTACTAATGGTGTATTTGCTTTACCTGAACAAATTAGAGTAGCAGAAGTAGGAGCTCCTAATTCAATGGGTTCTGGTTATACTAGAGTTGTTATTGATAGATGTATGCATGGTTCAGGAAATGCAGGTATCAATGACGGTACTATCGTACCTAGAAGTATTGTTTATGGTGCATCTACTGGTGTATCTCAAAATGTAGCTGCTGCTCAAATTAACACACAAGATGTGTTGTTAAGAGCTATGCCTTCATTCTTCGAGGGTACAGGCGCTCCATCTGGATTACACAAAACAGTTGATCTAGAAGAGAACTTTACTCAGGAGTATAAATATGCAGTTGAGATTACTGATGAACAAGCGATTGAAGGTCAGTTTATTTCAGAAAAACCATTAGATCTACATAGATGGTTACTTACTAGAAGAATGGCTAGAGACCATGAGTATCAATATCTATTTGGTAGAAAAGCTGCAACAAGAAATGCAGAAGGTAAAATCAAGATGTATATGGGTGGTGTATTAGAATCAATCCCACAAGATGTAGATCACTATATTAAATACAAATCATCATCACTTAATTGGAAAGAGTTACTTTACATGGGTAAAGAAAACTTTGTATTAGGTGGTTCAGATGAAAGATATTTATTCTGTGGTTATTCATTAGATGCTAGATTAAGAGCTATGTTCTATGATTCAGGAATGATTAGAATTAACCCTGAAAAAACTAAACAATTCAATGTTGAAGTTAATACTTTATTTGTTTCTGGTGGTAGATATCACATTATTCCTTCTCAGATTATGGAAGAAGCAGGATTTGGATTAAAAGCTTTATCATTAGATTTAAGCTATCCATCTTATACTTTTGTAACTCATCCAGAATGGGATATGAAAACAAACAAAGACATTGCTCCAAAAGACATGAAGATATACAAAGAAGAAGTTTATGGTATTTTAGGTATGGAAAGAAGATATAGAGAATACCAAGCATTACTTGATTTTGAAAACATAGCGTAAGGAGAATAAAGTAATGAAAAAACTATTTGTAATATTAGGATTAGTCTTAACAGGACTATTTGCATATGCTGTAACAGGTGAATTAGAATGGACAGAGTTGGGTACTGTATCAGGTACTTTAACAAGTACATCTGCTGTTACGCAAGACTTAGGTAGATTTTCTTTTACAGGAGATACGGTTTACGTTGCGATTGAGCAAATTGTTGCAGATTCATCTACAACTTCAAACCCTTATGGTGATTCAATTAATGTAGTAGTGGTATTTGAGCCACAATCACCGCAAGGAAGGCTTAATTACCAATCAGTATATGACACACTAGCTACATTGTCTGCAACATCAGAAAAAGCTATTATTAACTTAGTTGATACAGAGATTGCAGATGGAATGGGAGTAACAGGTAATGTAAAAACAATTATTACTCAAAATCAAGCTTATACACAAGATTACAAGTTTAGAGTGTTAAGAGGTGTGAGTAAAAAGGAGAATAACTAATGGTACTTAATCAAGCATTTGTATTACAAAGTTACAATCATTTGTTTGAGCATAGATCAGAAGATTTTGTGGTGTTATTCAGAACTGGTACATTAACTGGTACTGGTGGTTCACAAACTATTGATGTAGACTTAACAGGCATTGTAAGAGATGATGCGCCTTATTATTACCTACCTCTTATCAAAGATACAGTAGGTGCTAATGGTGATGCGACAGTTGCTTTTAATGCTACAATTTCGCAATCAAGAATTGATGCAACAAGTGATGATGACGAAATTGGAGTATTGATTTTTGTTAGACATGAAGACATTAAACCTGCCAACATGGACTAATGAAAAGAATTTGGGAAATACATAAAGATTTCTCTCTAGCGATTGGGGATGGTATTGACATAGACTCTACTTACATAGGGTCAGTGGGTACTATCCCTGATGGCGTTAGATTTACTAAATCTGAAAGAGATAATTATATAAACAGAGCAGCGTTAAAGGTATATGATGATGTATTAAAAAACACAATATCATTACCTAAAGATGTTAAAAGTGGTACATTAGAAAATATCTTTCCTAATGTTATTAGAACAGTAGAACCTAGTACATATACTCAACTTACAGGTGGAAGGTTTAGATTAAGTTTTGATATGCAGTATGATAAAAATACTAATATCAATTTTAAAGTGGCTGCATTATTAAGAGCTAATGGTTATTTAGCTACTTATGCAGGTTTAGTACCGATACCGATAAGAAGTGGTAGTGAAGTTAATAGGTTTGCTAATATTCGTAATAGCAATAGAAAAGATATATTCTTATACAATGAATATAGTGGAGCAGATGATTTTACATGGGCATCTAGTGAATCAGCTAGATATTTAAAATTAATGTTTTATAATCCAGATTTAGTAGAAGATAATATCAATGGTGGAACAAGACAGTTTGATGATACGACAGATACTATATATTTGACTTATCTTCCATATCCTATTGATATATCTGAATTGAACGTAACAGACTTTTATTATTTTGAAGATTCAATGTATATGTTGTTATTGCAATTTGCATCGTTATATGCAATGATTGATTCACAAGATTTTGATCTACCAGAAAGAGCGATGCCTCTTTTATTTGGTGGAGACCCACAAAGGAGAAGGTAATGCCAGTTATAACAGCTTTAAGCGATGTAGTTGAAAGGTTATCTCAATATTGGACACATGAAAGAGTGCTATCTACAGCAACTCACTTAGCAGGTGTGACTGATAACGAGATTGTTCAGCATGATACTATAAGACACTATATTAATTTATCTGTATCTCAAATAGCGGAAATGTTAAGAGTTGCTAATTCTCCTTTTTATGGGATAGTATTGACTGCTAATTTTGACAGACCTAATGGAACAGACAGAGATGCTTATCCGAATGGTTTATACAAAATTACATTAGCCGATAATACAAATTTAAGTTCAGCTACAGAAAATTGGTATAGAAGAATGTCTACTATAGACAGAGTAACAATTAGATGTACAGCTGTAACAGCTACTAATCCTTCTGCAGTATATAGACAAAACGCAGTAAGAAAAGACATATCTGAATTAGGTAATTTAGTTTCTAATGAAAATACTCAATCTAGGTATTCTATATATTGGTCTCATGTAGGGGCTCATATTCACTTTTTAATTGGGCAAGGCATAGGTGTAGAAGACACTTTAGATTCAGATGTAGATGCAGCAGATAATGATTTAAATACAACAAATTATGCTTATGCTTTAGATGACTTAGGACCAACTGATGGCAATATATTTTTATGGGGTCAAAGAAAGCCTATATTAGATGATATTACATTATCGCCAGAAGATGTTAATTCTGGTTATAAATCAAACGTAGACCTTCCTGATGAACATATAGACCTTCTTGTTAAGATGGTACAGAAAAAGCTTTTAGAACACAGAAGAGAAGCAGTACCGCAAGCATTAGAGCAAGAGATACAAAATGCTACAATGATGATAAGAAGACAGTTAAATGAAGAACTAGAGTTTGAAAGAGCAGAAAGACAAAAATTAGAATACGGTTCACAGCAAAAAGCGCCTGGAGTCGTTTAATGTTAACATATATGGAGTTATTATGGCTTGCCACTACGATAGTTCTTATTGCGGTAGTATTGACTGTTGTTCTTGTTCCAAAATGGAACCAAACAAAGAAGAAGAATTAGATATATTTGATATTATCATGATACCTTTTGTATTAATTGCAAAGACAATTAATTTATTGACTACTGGTAAATGGAGGGCATAATGGGAGATTTAACAGAAAATTTTTCTTGGTCAGAGTTTGCGTGTAAAGACGGCACTCCTGTACCTGAAGATTTACGAGCAGCGGTTATAAAGACAGCAGAACAATTAGAAAAAATAAGAGCTAAAGCACAGCCTTTAGGTGGTAATTATATAAAAATAACTTCAGGGTATAGAACACCTGAATATAATCAATTAGTAGGTGGTAGTAAAAGATCACAACATTTGAATGGGCTTGCAGCGGATATAATTATAAATGGTTTAAATGCTGAAATAACTTTTGATTTAGTTTATGACATGATGTTAAATGGGGAAATATTAGCAGGTGGTATAGGTAGATATAAAACATTTACTCATGTTGATTTTAGAGGAAGAATAACAAAATGGGATAATAGATGATAACAGCTAGACAAATAATATCAGAAGTACAATCAGAGTTTAATGATTTAAGTCAAACTAGATTTGCTTATGCTGAACTTGTTGATGCTTTTAATCATGTAGTAAGAGAGATTGCTAGGAGAACAGAAGTGTGGATTGGGAGATATGTTGTAGTGCCTAATCCACTAACTTCTACATGGACTGCAGCAGATAATTATGAAGTTGGTCAAATAGTAGAATATAATGGTAATTACTTTATAGCTTTAGTTACTAATATAGCCGTAACGCCAGTTGATGGTGCTGTATGGAAACAATGTTTAGATTGGGATGAAACATTAGGAACTACATATACAAAAGGAGATGTGGTATATACTAGTAATACATCTTTTTATAGAGCAGTACAAGACGTGCCCACAAATATAGATATAACAGATGATACTTATTGGGGTAGTCTTCAATCAGACACATATAAAACTACAAAAGTAGTATTACCTTATACAGATGCTAATAGTAACATTTTGAGTATATATAAATTAATAGCTGTACATAGAAAAAATAATAGTTCAACAGAATGGAATGTTTGTTTAGAGATGTCTCCACAAGCTGTAATAAGGCATCATGGAACAAATTATAATTATACTATAAATCATAATACAGATGATGGTTTTTCAGTTAATCATTTAAATGAACAAAGAACTAATCCTTCAGTAGATGGTTCAATGACTTTGGTATTTACTCAACCATTTGATTACAACGAGCAGTGTATAGTAGATTATATAAGTGGTAATCCAATACAGCTGCAAACTTGGGTAACACAAGATTCAATGGCAGATGATATGAACATTCCTGATTTTATGGGAGAGTGTGTTAAGTTTGGTTTATCATGGAGATTGTCAGAAAAGGCATATAACAAAGGTGACGAGCGTTTTGCACCTAGAGCCGATAGAAACTATATGCATTACCAAACAATGCTCTCTGAAGCGATTGTGTACGCAAAAAGAGTAAAGAATCAAGCAGGACAAATAAATATTCAGCCTTATGATGTTTTACCAGAAAATGATAAAAACTTTTACCAATTATGAGAAAATCGAAAACATTTCAGATAAGCTTTGATAAAGGTATGGTAACAAACCTTAAGCAAGATTCTTTTGTTGGTAATGAAGATGACCCTCGCCCAGATCAATTTACAAGTGTATTATATCTAGAAAACTTAGACCCTAATATTGAAGGTGGTACATTAATATCTAGACTTCCTTATCAAAAAAAGTATATTAATTATACTTCATCTAGTGGTCAAGTTTATAATCCATATGAGATGAATAATGATTTTATTTCTGGTTTTATTTTACCTGAAAAATATGACAACACGACAAACTTTGTAAAAAATAATAATATTATACAGCATATAGACACATTAGTTACAGCTAATCCTATATCAAAAAGAGTATATGTAGTATTCACAAATAGAGTGGCAAATTCAAGTGAGACATGGACTGACCTTACTGATCCTTATGCTAGCGGTTCGTTATTAGATAGTAATGCTCATAGAGGTACAGGTATAATAGCTTTAGTACCTGAATATATAAGTGGTAATTGGGAATATCAATGGAGAGAACCTTTCTTTGATAATGCTGATTTTAAAGGAGCTTATGTATTAGGAGATTACAGAGATAGTAAAGTGTATGGTGAGAGTGTATATTTTGTAACAGCACCACAGCAATATTATACAGAACTTACTATGAATACTACTAATAATATAACTGAAGATCCTACTGCAACAGCAGCATTAAGATATCCTGCTTGGATATGGCAGAGGTGGGATTTAACTAAAAAAGAAGAAAATGGTGCTAAGTTATTTTATGGTTTAGGTGAAGTCTATACTGATAAAGAAAAATATATCAAATGGAAAGTAAAAAAGAATATACTTCAATTAGCAGATAGCACAGAATATATATTTGCGCAACTAGTTAATCCATTTTGGAATTACAACTTAAATAATAATGAAATGTTACAGTCTACTACTGATGTAGGTGGAATTAAAACACATACGTTTTATGATACTATAGCAGATACTGACATTCTTTGGAAAGATAGTAGTGGCTCTAATGCTAGTAGAAGCGGTTTGCAAGTAATAATATGGGAAGAACCTTTAGCATATCCTACTGTAACTTATTCCAGCAGGACTATAAATAACGGCAATAATATAGCAGCAGGTTTACAGACTATCAAAGATAGATTATATGCTCAAAATATGTTTGATGGTACAGAGTATAACTTTACTGGTATTAATTATATTAATAAGTCAAATGCTTATTTAGAGACAATAGAATCTTTTGATGATTCTGTAAATAAAGAAAGAGTTCTTATAAATAGTCAACCTTATTATTTTGACTTTATTGAAAAAGATATTGAATATAGACAAAAAACATTTAACAATGTATTAAGAACAGTATTGCCCGATTATATATCAATGAAAGTACCTAGACCTTTTAAATCGGGTGAGAAAATACCTTTTGTATTAACAGCTAAAAGATCAAGTGGCGAAGTCTTTATTAAAGATTTTACTTATGAGGTTTTATCATCTTTTAATGATGCGGATGATTATGGAACTAGTCTTTATAGTTTAGATAGATTTAAACCTGATATATCTGATAACATTTATCAATTTACAGATATAAGAACAACGATTAATGATGCATTAAGAAATAATGCAGGAATACTTCAGCTTGGTAATAGAGATTCAGAGGGTGAGATAGAAGAATTTTATGCTAATAGTGATAATTCAAATAAGAAAAATGACAACAATCAAGAGGATAGATGGAGACTTCTAAATAGTCAACATCCTTATATGCAGCATACTTATATAACTATTACTATTAGAATAGATTCTGATATAAAAGAATTATTATTAGATACAGAAATAGAAAGTTTAAAGTTGTATGTAGCTAATTATAACCCAGATAATAGCAAACTAAGATCAGTAGGTTCTTATAATTTAGCATCGCCACCTGCAACAGCATATACTAATCCAGTAGATCCTTATGAGTTAGATTCAGAAAATCCTGATTTATCTAAATATTCATTATGTAATGAATTTGTTATTTATGGAACAACTGGTGGTATAGATATTGGTCAAGATGATACTTATACAGGTAACGTAATACCGCAAAATGGATGGGTAGGTGATGGTGAAGCAGATGAAATGTTTTATGCTGTACCACAAGTTAAAAATGTTACTCCGAGCGTAATACCTGGTCCAAATTTAAGAACTATTGTTTATGATGATAATGTTGATACTCCAATGTTTTATACTAAAAATACAAATACTTATCATAAATCATTTTGTTTATGGGATTATGGTATAGATAGTCAAAGTTTAACATTAGAAAATTCAGGTCAATATTGGAGAGGGTTAGGAGCAGGACTTATAGAAGTAGTTAAAGGTCTTGTAATGATTTCAGAGACTTATGATGAAAATGGTACATTAGAAGCAGGTAAGGTAAGATGGTGTGCGGTAAATAATGGTAGTCCTATACCAGATATATTTCCTAAAGAAAATGAATTACAAGTAGGTTCAGAACCATTAACAGCATTAAAAGAATTTAGAAATTCTATATTTTTCTTTTCTAATAATGATTGGATAAGAATGCAATTTAACAACATTTATAGCCCAACAGATTGGGAGTTTGTTGAAGCTGTTAAAGGTCAAGGTTGTTTTTCTCCTAAAACATTAACAGAAACGCCTTATGGAGTTGTATTTGGTGGTCGTGGTGGTTTATTTATTACAGACGGTACAACTAGTCAATCGTTATCAGAACCAATAAGATCAATATATGAATATTTAATGATGGGTAAAAGATATGACCATGAGTTTCAAGTTCCTTTAGGTAATGTAGTAATAAATGATAAAATAGCAGAAGTAAGTTCAGGTTCATTTATTAATAGTCAATCAGATTATGAAGGTCAATATAACAAGTTTGCAGAATTATTATATGACCAAGAAAATGATGAGTTAATATTAACTACTCCGATTATAAGATTCAATGATATTAATGCAGAATGGGGTGAATTAGAAGATAGATTTAACGAATATTATTGGTATGTTATAGGTCAAAGAGATGATAATGTAAATAGTGAATATGATAAATACAACGATGGTAATACTCCTTATGATATTCAAAGAATGTTCACTCATAAGTTATCATTAAGATTTAATTTTCAAAATAAAAATTGGAGAGTAGAAACAGTTACATTAGTATCTAACCATGGAGAAACAGATACATCTACTAATCCATATTACATATCAGGACATCCTAATGGAAGATACACAGTAGCAGAACCACAAATAATAGAGTTTTTAAATATACTCAAACAAACTGATGGTTCTGGAGATGATTATTCAGAACAAGCTATTATGCCTATTCATAAACAAAAAAATTATGAAAAAGCTGACAGATGGGA